CCAAGTACCATCTGATCTCAAGTACTTAGTACTTCCAGCAGAACTACCATTAGGAACTAAACCTTCACCTGCACCAGTAAAAGTACTATATGTAGTAGTAGCAACAGTTTGCCAACTTCCATCTGATCTTAAGAACTTTGAAGATCCAGCAGAACTACCATTAGGAACTAAACCTGAAGCTGAACCAGAAAAAACACCGTATGTAGTATTAGTATCCGTAGGTATCTGCCAAGTACCATCTGATCTCAAGTACTTAGTACTTCCAGCAGAACTACCATTAGGAACTAAACCTTCACCTGCACCAGCAAAGGTATTATAAGTTGTATTTGTAGGTATTTGCCAAGTTCCATCTGATCTCAAGAACTTAGTACTTCCAGCAGAACTACCGTTTGGAACTAGACCAGCAGCAGTACCAGTAAAATCACTATAAGTTGTATCTGTATCAATGGAAGCAAGATCAATAGTTTGATCTAATGAACTATTACTACTAAACTCAGCCTTTAATATAGTACCATCTAAAGATAGATTAGTGACATAATCATTTCCATCACCACCACCAGAAGTAACAGTTACCCAACTACCATCTGCTCTAAGATACTTAGTAGTACCACCAGGTGATTGAGGAACCAATCCAGCTGAACTGGTATTGAAATTACTATAGGTTGTATCTGTATCAGGTGGAGTTTGCCAACTACCATCATCCTTAAGATACTTACCAGTAGATGATGCTGGTAACTGAGGAGCCAATCCATCAGCACTAATACTAACAACATTATATGTTGTGTTGGTGTCGGTGTCAGGTGGTACTTCCCAACTACCATCTGCTCTAAGATACTTAGTAGTACCACCAGGTGATTGAGGAACTAATCCAGAATCAGAAGTATTAAAATTACTATAAGTTGTATCTGTATCAATAGAAGCAAGATCAACAGTCTGATTTAATGATGTATTAACAAAACTAAGAGTTAAAACTTTTGAAGCACTTAAAGTAGCACCAGTTACATAATCGTTACCATCAGCAACACCATTACCACTACCTCCAGTTGGTACTTGCCACGTACCATCTGCTCTCAAAAACTTAGTTGTTCCGCCAGGTGTAATAGGTACTAATCCAGATGAACTGGTATTAAAATTACTATAAGTTGTATTAGTATCTGTATCTGGTGGTACTTCCCAAGTACCATCTGCCTTAAGGAATTTACCACCATGTGAAGCTGGTAACTGTGGTGCTAAACCATCAGCTTGATTAGTGACAACACCATAAGTACCACCACCAGAAACAGTAGCCCACTCAGTTCCCGTAGCAGTTGATTTTAAATACTTTCCATTATCATATCCAGTTGGAGTATCACTAAGATCTTTTAATTTATCCACACCAGAAGTAACGGTTGCCCACTCGGTTGCTGTACCAGTTGATTTTAGATACTTACCATTATCGTATGCATTTGGAGTATCATCTAAATCTATAAGATCATGTATATGTGATGCACTATCACTAGTATTTTTAAGTAATACTTTTATGGTTCCATACATGTTTGTATGGTTCCCACATTGATAATAAAAAAGTCCTCCTTGAGGTAAAGCTACTCCATCACCAACATCAGTTACCCAAGTAACAGTACCATTTACTGTGCCTTGATTAGATGCAGTATTAACACCTTGTCCACCACCTACTTGATCAGATGATCCTCCATGAGCCCATACAAGATAAAATGGATGACCAGAAGCATTAACATTGAATATTAAAGTGTCCTCTTCATTAACAGTGATAGTTGGATTTAATCCATTAACCTCACCGTTTCTATCAGTACCAACTACATTATAATTACCAGGAACATTTGTATAAGTTACAGTAAAAGCAAAACTTCTTGCAGTATTATCAATTATAGTTACTGTTCCATTAGTAGATACTATTTTCCAAGTAGTACCATCCCAAGCCCAGACCTTTCCGTCTATATTACCTGTAGTTGGCCATTTGTCTCCAGGATTAGGAGATGCTGGAAAATTAATTGCTGTCATGGTTGCTTCGGTAATCTCTTTATTTAGTTGGGCATATAAATTGTCTCTGTTTTATTTATCTTATACATCACTGGTGTTGGTAGATGGAAAAGCTCTATTCGGACCCCAAATAATTCTAACTGCTCCACCAGCACCATTAGAACCTTGACATGTACCCCAAGCACCATTTCCATTACAACCTCCTCCACCTCCACCATATCCTCCACCAGCTAGTCCAGCAACTACTCCAGAATATCCATTATTAAAAGTAGGTGCTATTCCATTACCACCATTACTACCACCTGATCCACCGCCACCACCATACATCGTTGCACCATAGGTCGTAACATTCCAAGTACCACCTTGATAGTTCTGTCCAGAAGTTCCTTCACCTTGAAGTCCTACACCTCCACCACCAGCACCTCCACCAGTTAATCCATTGGCAGCACCTCCACCACCACCGCCACCAGTTACAGTACCAGTATTATCACCACCACCGCCATTTCCAGAATATCCACCAGCTCCACCGCCACCACCATAAGTTACATATCTTCCACCATTTCCACCACCATCTCCAATATATCCTCCACCACTACCATCATTGCCGTCTCCACCATAACCCCTACATAGTCCACTAACACCACCAGGGAAAATAGAATCTCCACCATCTGTTCCACCAGAACTATTACCTTGTCCAGCAGCACCAACAGTGATAGTATATTGCTGACTTGGAGAAACCGCTATATTATTCTTCCAGCCTAGGCCCCCACCAGATCCTGCATTAAAATTATTACCATTTGAACCTCCTCCACCACCACCTACGCATACAACACAAATACTGTATACATTAGAAGGAACAGTAAATGTATGAGTACCTGCTGTTGTCCATTCTTGCTGTCCAGAAACTGTTGTCACTGGTGTTGTTGAAGTATCTTGGATTGTAATTGTATTTGTAACTGCTACTTGAGTTGTGCGATTAGAATCAGAGTATAAACGAAATAAAAATGATTCATTACCCTCAGTTGTATTATCACCAATAACAGTAAAAGCGTATACACCACTACCTCCCGAAACAGTAATCTGTCCAGTCGTAGCACTAAAATCAGCTGTTTCAGAAGAGCTCAAAGTATCTATTTCCCAATAAAATACTGTAGGGTCAGCTACATTAGTGGTATCTAATTTTAATAATCCATTTGAACTCTCATTCATACTTGTCACAGCAGTATTAGAACCACTCTGCGTTACTCTAAAATCGTAAGTAGGTATTGTATTGGAAGTATCGTTAATCGTAATTACGTTTGTATTTGCTACATTATTTGTATATTCTTCCTCAGTATATAATTTAACCGCAAATTTTTCTTCACCTTCAGTTGTAGCATCTTCACTTATATCAATAGTAATTGTCCCAGTACTATTCGTAATAGTAACAGTACCAGAATACGCATTAAAATCGCTAATATTAATACTACCAGTATGCTGATCAACTGTCCAATATAATACTAGACCATCATCTACATTTGTAGTATTAACTGTTATAGTTAAGGTTTGTCCTTCATTTAATGATGTTGAAGATTCTGTAACAGTGGCACTAGAACTAGATGTCCATACTGGATCTGAATCCATATGATGTAATAATTGTTGTACCATTATGTAATACCACCACCCATTAATACATATTCATTTGTACCAACACATACAAGATTAGCAATTCCTTTCTGTGCTAAAACTCTATTTTGAGAAGTACTGTCTCCAACAAGGTACATATCTGTACTTGATCTTTCTATATTAATATCACCAGAAGTAGAATTGTATATAGTTACTATATCTCCTTCTGATAGTACATTAGCAGAACTAATAGTTATATCACCACTAGCTTTAATCAACTTACCAACATCAGAAGTTTGAATTGTATATGCTGCTGCTTGTGTATTAACTGGTAGAGATCTGACATTACCACCAGCATCATTTAAAGTACCTACAGTTAAAGATTTTGAAGTTGCTGTATTACCAGCAGTAAGAACACTATCTAAAGTTTGTGATGGTGTATCCCAACTACCATCAGATTTTAAGTACTTAGATGTCTCTGCTAATGTAGATCCAGGAACTAAACCTGCACCTTCACCAGCAAATGTACCTGATCCACTACCACCTCCAGCAGTATCAACCCAAGCAGAACTATCAGCATCAGTGTAGTAAATCTTCAACTGACCTTCATCAGATTTCCACCAAAGATCTCCATTGGAAGCAGATGTTGGTGCTGTTGTTGAAATAGTTACTGAAGCTCCACCACCAGTAGGAGCATCAATCCAATCTACTTCAGTACCAGTAGTACTTAATATCTGTCCAGGAGTACCTAGCCCTCCATCCTTATCCTTTACACCAGCATTAAGTTCTAAATTACCAACAACAGATACATGGTCATCTAAAGTTAAATGATGAGAACCTCCAATTCCATTACCTCTAATTTTTAGATTAGAAGTCCCACTGGTCAATTGAACTGCATCACCATTGATATTAACTTGATCAACATTAAGAGAACCAGTCAGTGTAAGAGTACCATTAGAAGCAAGAGTTAATTTATCACTAGCATTTAATTCACCAGTAGTATTAGATCCAGTTATTACTCTCTCTGCTGCATTATTATTAATGGTTGTAGAAGCACCAGTAGGAGCATTAGTAAATTCTAAAGCATCACCAATAGAATTTACTTTAATCCATTTATCAGCAGTTAATGTGCTTGGAGTATCTTTTAAATTTGAAAAATTAAGTAAAGGTGGTGTATATGTAAACTCTCCTGCATCATCATATGATAAGTCACCGTCACCAGAAGCAACTGCTTTAACAACGTCTAATGATGTTAAATCAAAACTACTATCACTACCACCTTCTAACTTCTGGAAGAAAAATCTACTCTGTTTTTCATTATTCCAATCAATCTGCATACAAGTAGTAGCATCATTAATATCAAATCTAACTTTCTGTGTGGAAGTATCAGTAATGTTAAAAACATATTCTGTACTAACTTCATTGAAGTGAGGATAGATCGCAGAGTCCATAATACTCCACTGTCTATTAACTTTAGTCCAAGTTGGTGTAGAAGCAGGTGCAGTGTATGTAATTTCAGTTAAAACATTATCAACCAATCTTTGAACTTTGATATAATAGACATGACATCTATTCCCTGGACCTCTGTTCCAACCACCAGTACCATTTACATCTGGATATTCAGTAAATGTTAAAGTTTGTAATAGACCACTGTATATTGGATTATTATTGGTAGTATTGTCTTCAACAATAATTTCTGTAGGTGAACCTGTAACTCCATTAGCACCATATGGTTGTCCATTATCAACTCTCAACAGAGTAGCAGAGTCTTGAGCAATTCCACTGTCAGCTCCACCAAATCCTATAGCACCATGACCATCAAATCCAACTGTAATTTTAACTGCGTCTGTTATTGGAGCATGTGATAACCACAGATAACACATGTCAGCATGACCAACTCCCATGTCAACATATGTTGCATTATCACCATCAAAAATATTAGCTAATGATCCACCACCAATAGTACTAGCAACAGCACTATCATAAGTATCCCTTTCAGTATAATTATTTGCTGCTGTTTGTTCGGAACATTTAGGTTGTCCTATACATTCCAAATATGTGTTATAAGTTGAATTGGTAGGAGTAGAATAATCTGATGAGTATGATATTCCAGAAGCAAATTTACCTGCTTGAGCACCACTTTCTCTACCATAGCAATGTACTGTTGACTTAACTCTCCATTGTCCAGTACTAGGAAATGTAAATACACCATTCAACTCTGTCATTCCATTACCAGACTTGGCAAATCCTTCTTTAGTTACTCTACCAAAATCACCTAATTTTTTACTACCCTGTCCAATAACGTCATTAACACCACCACCATATCCAATACGGTCAGCTCCAGGAGCTCCAAGTTCAACATCAGATTGTGTAGACAACCACCACATATCATGTTCTTGAGCAGAACTAGTACCACCACCACTAATGTCAGTACCAGGAGCCCATTGAGTTCCATTCCACTTTAATACTTTTCCTGAATCAATATTATTAGCAGGATCAGCAATTTCTGCAAATGGAGGAACATATGGTTTGTTTAGAATTACTCCTAGACCACCACTAGGTGCAGTAGCATCCCAATCAGATTGAACCTGTGCTGCTGGAATAACTGGTGGAGTATATGTAAACTCACCATTAGTATTATCATATGTAACATCACCACTACCATTTGCTGCTGGATTTGGTTTAACAACAGATAAATCAGTTAAAGCAATTCCACTACCACTAGAAGTAACAGTTACCCAAGTACCATCTCCTCTAAGATACTTAGTTGTTGGAGAAACAGTTGGTAACTGTGGTGCTAAACCATCAGCTTGATCAGTGACAACACTATAAGTAGTACCACTAGTAACAGTTGCCCAAGTACCATCCCCTTTTAAATATTTTCCTTCATCTCCAGCAGAAGGTTTAATAACTAAACCAGCAGTACCATCAGCACTAGATGTTGCACCAGTAAAATCACTAACAGTACTTCCAGCAGTAGTAGGAGTATAATCAAATATTCCAGTTGCAGAATCATACTCTAATTTTGATGTTGCTGCTGCTGTTTTTTCGTTAACAGTTAGATCACTTAATTGAATACCAGCTGGTGAAGCATCAACCCATTGAAGACTATTTGGATCCTGATAAGCTATCTTTAACTTACCCTCGTCAGATTTCCACCAAAGCTGTCCATCATACGGAGCAAATGGGGAAGAATCGCTTGTCCAAACCTTTTTTGCAAATCCTGTTAAGTCTGGTGGAGTATATGTTAATGTTACCCCAGTAGTAGTAATAGTTCTTGTGAGATCAGGAGATAGTGAAGCTGTATTCTTATTAACAATTATCTCATTAAGAACTTCATTAACCCATTTAGTTCCATTCCACTTAAGATAATGATTTGATGTTTCATTTGTAATAAGAACATCATCAAGATCATTAAGATCACTTGGTATAGAATAATTTAAATCATCAGTAAAGTCACTTAACTTCGTTGGTTTATTACTTAGATCAGCATAATCACCAGAGAATACATCAGCAGGTGTAAACGTAAACTTACCAACTTCATTGGGAGCAGTACCTTCTACAGCGTATGATAAAGATCCACCTCCATTAGCAAGTGTTGCCGTATCAACAGTAAAATCCGTAAGCTCAATATCATCTGATTGTGATAGTTTGAGATTATATAAATCCAAACCTATTTCATTGATCTCTACCCTTTGTTCTTCAAAGGTAAAGGTTTTATCAACTTGTCTAAGAATTGTTGTCATTGGACTTCACTATCTGCTTGAGTAGGGATTTGATCTCACTTATCTCACTCTTCACATAGTCCAACTCGTGTTCCATATTCTGAAATTTTTGTCTGGACTTTTTATATTTCTCAAAAGAAGATCTGTCAGTATTTATGATCGCACCAGTGTTTACGTCACGGTAGAGATGATCGTTGTCTTTTACTTTCAAATGATTCATCAGAATGGACCTGCTACGCTAGAAACAGAACCACTGGTACTAATTGAACCAGGAGAAGTTACTTTTCCAGTAACAGAAGAATTATTACAACACAAAAGATTGACATTACCAGGAGCAGGTATTGATTGACTCAACAGAGTTATAGGTGATGAGGATGGAGTAAAATTATTCCAGTAAACTGCTTGCCTTCTTGTTACTCTTACGTTAGAAATGTATCCATTAACATTACCACCATTAGCACAACCACCACCTATTCTGACTGGACCTGTACCATTCTGAATAGTACCAGAATAAGAATGACTACCACCATGAGTACCATTTAGATATACTCTAATACTATTTCCTAATCTAGACACTGCACAATGATTCCATTGATTCAAAGGAATTTGACTACTAGGTCCAGTAGCATGAGAAATACTACCACTTGGTAGAGCATAATAGAAATCTAAGCTTCCACCAACAGGTTCTAAGCACCAACCATTCGTTGCATTATAATTATTACTTGGCCACTGGTGTACTAGACCTTCGTAACTACCATGTGAAGTTGGGTAGTACCAACACTCAATTGTGAAATCATCATCAGAAAGATCCCATTCAGTATCATCATCCAATTCTAAGTAAGAACTACCATTAAATGAACATCCATAATTTCCATAGACCAAATCTTTAGCACTGTCAAATGGATTGTCGTTATCATCTACAGTAACAGTACCAGTTGTAGTCCAACTTGATGGTGTAGTAGATCTTGAACTACCTTGACAAGCTAAAACAACTGTACCAGATATTGCTTCTAATGGTGCTGTAGGTGGAGTAAATTCAGAATTATATAATGCTGTACCTTTTACAAGTCTAAGATTAGAAATTTTTCCTTCCCATCCACCACTATTATTTTGTGATCCTATTCTTGGTTGCTCACCATTGACACTGCTATTCCAATCAACATCACCATATCCTTGATTTCTTGAATCCTGTGAACCATTCACATACAATTCAACTTTACCACTATTTCTAACAACAGCAATGTGATTCCATTCACCATTACTGATAGTTGTATCTCCAACTATATCTAAAGTTCCATTATCCCAAGGATTTGCTTTTGCTCCACCTATGTCTGAAGTGTCAGCATTAGGAGTAACTGCCAACTGTAAATGACCATTATAATTATTTGCAGGTCCATCATGTAAGTATATACGTCTATAGAATCCATCTGATCCTGTTGTGGTTGTTTTAACCCAACACTCTAATGTAAAATCACCTGCTCCAAGTTGATAGACAGAACTTGAATTTGAAACTTGTATGTAATCATTACCCTCAGTTCCTGCAAAATACATTGAACCACCGTTATCAACTGGTGCTCCACCTGAACCTAGAAACATTTGTTGTATAGGCATTAGCTTAACTGAGCTCCACTAATATAACCTGTAGTGTTATGGGTGAAATATATACTCGCCATACCCCTAGTACCCAAGGTTCTATTTCCAGTCGTACCATCAGCAGTGTAGTAAAGTGCTGTACCATTCATTACAATTGTTATATCTCCATTAGTATTATTAATAATCGTCACGGCATCTCCAGCAGAGAAAATACCAGCACTAAAAGTAACATTACCACTAGCTAAAACACATTTACCAGCATCACCAACAACTAAATCATAATTACCAGATCCACTTTGAGTATTAAGAGGTATGCTTCTTAAATCACCTTTACTATCTGATACATTTGCATTAAAGACTGCATTAGCACCCATCTCCAAATTACATCCACCATCTCTACTGACCTTTACATCACCAGCAGCATTTGTACCAATATATGCATTTCTATTTCCATCTTCTCCCCAGAAAGTCATGTATGCCCAATCATCAGAAGCTCCTGAAGGAACTTTTAATTTTAATTTATCATGATCAGTTGGATCAATTTGTAGATATCCATTAGGAATCTGAACATCCTGGCCACTACCAATACTTAAAGCTTCAATATTTGCACCTGTCCTTATTCTAATTAGACCAGTATTATCCCAATAGCAATTTCCAGTCTCGTTTTTAATTTCTAAGTGACCTGATTGGTGTTTTATATAAGCTCCGTTTCCAGAGTTAGAATTAAATATAGTTTTCTGACCTTCACCTAATTCAAATCCAGTAGAAGTAAGTCTGCCACATTCATTACCAGCAATTTCCCATATATGTCCACCACTAGCACCATTATACATCAACCAATTATTTGATCCTCTTATCCAGTTAGAATCATTAGTCCCTGCTGTACCTACATTTCCAAGAGTTACTCTTAAATCATTAGCACCTGTAAATTCAGCAAATCCATTATCTTTTAAAGTAAGTGTGCTAGTATCAAGAGGATTGCTATTGGACAATCTAAAAACTATGTCATTACCAGTTACTCCATGATCAATATAAGCAGTTCCAGATGGATTAAATTTTAATTGATTTGATTTAAAATATGTTCCTTGACTCTCAACATTTATTTGTCCTACAAACGAAGCAACTTGGTTGCTATCAATACTTAGAGCTATCTGTCCAGCAGTTTCAACATATAAAGTATTGTTTGAGTTTGTGTAACGTATTTCACCAGCATCAATATCATCATTATCACCAAAGTTAATTGAACAATGATCAGTACCACTTGTGTTAGTTAAACTTAATTGTGAATGACCTGGACCACTTACAGTTAAAACGGTATCTCCTGTATTAGTAATTGTTTGATTGCCAGAATTATATAAAAGGTTAGAAGCTTCAAATGGTTTGTTGGATTCCCACTTATCCCCAGTCTGATTATATGTAATAGTTTTGTTATTAGCACCCTTCAACTTCCAACCACCACCATGAGCTGTAGCATCAGTAGGTGATGAGACATTACCAATGACAATTTCCTTGTCCTCCACCTGAAGTGTCTCAGTGTTCAGAATCGTCTGAGTGCCGTTGACTGTTAGCGTCCCACTCAATGTGAGGTCAGTACCAGTTGCACCTGCTGCAAGGGCATTAGCAGTGGCAGCAGTGGTTGCATTAGTTGCATTAACTGCTGTAGTTGCAGTAGCAACTGTAGTTGCTCCTGTCTCTATGTTATTGACATCACCAGCGAGATTGTTAATCTCCAACCTCTGCTGTTCTATTGTGAATGTGGTTGCTACGTTTCTTAATGGCATGATGGGGATCCTTTAGTATGATGCTACAGCCCGTAGATCTTGGATCTTCGGTACAAATGCAGGGTTTGATGATTTCATTACGACCTTTATGGCAAATGATGAGAACTCAGGAAGATCTTCAACACTGTAACTCAACTCCTGATAAGAAGATTGTTTTTCTGTAATACCACTAATAGAATTTTCAGCAGTTGCAATCATACTAACATCTGGTAATCCAGTATCATTAAACTTAATCCATTCAATGTCTTCAAAGTTCTCTTGAGAAGAAGACTTCTTAGTTCTATAAAGAATTAAAATGTTTTCAATTTCACTTGTATTTGCTGTGATCTTAAGATCAATTGAAGTGGCAGGGTTTTGAATCGCTACTTCTTTCGTTACATATTTAGCGATACTTGAACTATCCTTAGATTGAATATCACTTGTATATTCAATACCATTAGTATAAGATACTTTAGATACTTCTATGAAAAGCTGTTTATCTGCGTCCTGATCAGTATATGAAATAATATCTCCAAGAGCAGAAGTACCTCCAGCACGGAATATATCACTATCCTGTGAATCAACAACTGCATTTCTAGTATAATTAGCACTACTATTAATAGTAGCAGTATAATCATTATTAATAGGTTGCTTATCGTTAGTTACAGTAAGAACCCTAGATTGCTCATTCCATAATAAGACTCTACCAGAAATTTTATTATCATATGTATCTGCTGGAACACCTGGGTTTCTAGCCGTTACATATGATGGTGGTGATAAAACATCAGGTATATCAAAAGGTACTATAGTTACATTAGAAGTACTAGCAACAGTAACAGCACCAGCAAAAGTATCAGCAGCAAAAGTTAAAGATTCACCTGGTACAAATGTATCATTGGTTTTGACTTTAACATATACTTCTGATCCTACTACTTTAACAATATCTCCAATAGCACCACTAGTTCCTCCTTCCAATTTCTGACCACCAGCAGTAATTGATTCTCCATTAGCAATATCAACACCATTAGTTTCAAACTGATATACAGGATAGAATTCTAATAATTGATCTCTACGACCAAATCTATCTTCATTTCCTTTAGGATTTTCTACTCTATTTGTAATTGTTTTTACTGAAGCTCTAGACAAATCAATTAATGGAGACAAGTGAGAAACAGTACTAGAAATATCAATCTTATATTCTAAAGATCTACTAATATTATTAGATATCTCATTAATTCTAGAAGAAAGTATTTTCTGATTAATAAAGAAGAAATCCTCATTCAAGAAAGTTTTCTCGTAATTAGTTTGTGAATATGAAGTGAATGTACCAACATTATCATCAATAGGAGAAACATTCGTTGTTTTAACTGAACTATCAACCTTAGTCTGTGTAAATGATAGATTTGGAACTATAGCATGAAGCTTTTCAAACTTTCTATTGTATGATGCTAATACTGTTCCACCACCAGTTGAAGTTGAGGATGCTCTATTAGAAGATGTTATAGTATAATGATCAACACCTGTGTTATTAACTTTAAATAACTCTGAATTTAATTGAATTGCTGTTACACCACCAACATCAGATGTGCCTTTAAAGAATACATATGATTTTCCATCAGGATCAAATCCATTATCAGAATGATTTACTTTAACATTAAAGTTATTATTTTTAAATAGAGATGATGTTGCAGTTGAATTTGAAGTTGCATCAGTTTGAATAGGATTCATAGACAATTTTTCATATCCAAGATCTTCATTAGTTAATAACAATTCTGCTGGTCTTGTAATATCAAATTCTGCACGATGTATCTTATACTTAATATCCTCAAATAGATCTTCTGTCCAAACATTAGTATTTTGAGATTTAAAGAGAGAACCAAGAGAAGGTTGAGTAGTTACTGTTGTGCTTGTAGCAATATCAGATTCGCCTAGAGCAGAAGCCCATATTTGATAATCAATAGAATCTGTTTCAACAACAAGAGAATATTCAGTTTCATTCTGTAAATAAACTGGATAATCAAAATCAAACTTAGTTGGGATTGTAGAATTAGTTACTCCAACCTCATCAATTGCAATACCCATACGAACTGCTGGAGAATCAATAGTAATAAATGATTCAATCTCAGCACCAGCATTACCAGTACCTGTTCCACGTATAACAACAGAAGGTGGTTCTGTATATTCTGAACCAGCAAGTACCAATTCTGTATGATAAACTTTATTTCCAGAAACTCTTACAGTAGCAGTAGCATTACCACCACCAGGAAGTTGAGGACTTTCAATAGTTACAATAGCAGAATCATAATCATAACCAGTATTCTTAATCTTCAAATCAGTAACTCTACCAGAATCTTTAACAATTTTCAATAATAAAGTAGTATTGTTAGTATTATTGGCAGTAGTTATACTAGAAACTGATAAATTCTCATCTTGTTTGAAATCTATACCATTATGATTACCCAACAATAAAGTATAGACTTGATCATTAGTTAAAGTAAATAATCCTGTAGCAGAAGGAGTTACTTCAATATTATTCTTATCAAAAACACGAGAAACAGGACCAGAAGCATTAGATGATACTCCAGTTACCTTTTCTCCTTTTGTCAATGTAAGAGTATCACTAGCAACTACTCTCAAATAAGTATCTGGATTGAGAACTTTTTGTGTTCCTGGTATAATATTCTTTCCAGGCTTTCCATTATCAACATCTGTTAGATATACTCTAATAGGAATATTAGAGCTCTTCTGTGCGAAAAATAGATCAACACTAGTAACAAACAATCCACCATCAAATCCATCAACAGTAAATGTCTGTGCAAGTGGATTAGGTCTAGATGGATTATCTGTATTACTATCAACTATCTGCGTACCTTCATTAGACTTAAAGAAAGCAGGAGAAGTTGAAACTATAGAAGATGGATTCTCTGGAATTACACCAGTAGCATAGTACTTTATCTCTGCATAAGTTTCTACATCATTCTTATTAGCATTAGTAGAGCTTGAAGTAAACCTGATTGTTTTTGCACCAGTAGTAAATCTAACCTCATTAGCATCTGTATCATATGATACAGTATCAACATTTCCAGTCCATGTAGTATTCTCTCTAGGTGGTTGTCCAGCAGGTATTAAGATAATACCACTAGCATTACCATTCTCATCTGTAGTAACAGGAGTATTGAAAGATGAAAGTGAGTTTCCAGCAGTACCAGTATATCTAAAGTCAGGATTAACCCAACGAGAAATATCTTGTCCTTCCATAAAGACACTGATATTTGTATTAGGCTTAAGACGACTAATCTTATAATGAACAGGAATACTTCTTGCAAAGAATGATAAAGATGTAGCAACTACATTAGAACCTACTCCTCTAGTAGCAATTCCTTTACCAATCTCATTATTTTGTGGACTAATATTTGAAGAACTTCCAACAGAAGCACTAGTTACACTAGTGTCAGATATATTACTATTGGTTTCGGCAAATGATCCTATATTAAAGAATGCTCTATCAGCACCAATCCAATTGATCTTATATGAATTATACAAGCTTGAGAAAGCATCCTTTAATTCATTCTTAGCAAGGAAGATTGAGTATAAGTTAGTATTGTTATCTGTAACAAGAGGTGCTACACTAGTGTCATACCAAGAATCTGATGATGGTGCGATAAAAGAATCACCAACATACTGAAGGACAACAAATGGATTTGGATTGATTGTCTTAGTACCGAAAGAGTTGCCAAGTAATTCCAATTCTGTATATGGAAGAGTAATAACATCTCCAGATTTCTTATAACCTGAAACTGATCTTTGATCATCTCTAGTATTAACTTCTTCCAATCTAAATGAATCTTCTCTAGATTGTGGTCTCAAAACTGATTGTTGTGTATCAATAGAACACTTATAGTCAACTGATTTAAGAGATCCAATCTTATGTGTCTCAAAATTGTCTACAATGAAACCACTCTTAAAGCGATTAATTCCAGCAGAATCAGTGACATGCATATTAAGTGCTTGTTGTTCTAAAACACTTAATGTAGTGTAATATTCTAATCTCTCAATACGTTTTTCAAGCTTACCAATGTCACGCATTGTATAACGCTTGTTATCAACAGGTACAATCCTTATATCTTTATTAGACTCTGTAAACGCAGGTACATACATGTAATACAGAGAAATAGCATCATTAAGAGGATCTGGTTTGGATGGGTTTAAAGAAGAATTTCCTTCTTTGATAATAAATTCCCCTTTCTTATTCAAGAATAAACCATCAATCCTATCCAAATATTGCTTTTGTGTAAATGTAAAAGTATACTCTAAATTAGAATCGGATGCAGGTGTACTAGAAACAATACCACCAGTTCCTGTAAATGATCTTGTATTAGAAGAAGATAACAATGAATTGTTTTGGAATCCAGCTGTTATTGAATCATTATCAACCTTTGGTCTGAAATCAAGTACATCAGATAAGGATACCTTACCTAAAGCAGGTGAATTGAAAGATGGTATATCTTCTGGACCAACACCAGCTTCATGTAAATAGGAATCAACACAACAGAAATCACCTTGAGTATGTTCAAAATAATCAAAACAAACAACCAATTGACCAGTTGGTGTATCTGCTCCTGGTTTTAAAACAATTCTTGATAAATCATATATTGTATCTCTCTGTCCATCATCAAAAGTAAATCTATTAGTAACATCAGTACCACTAAGTAGATTTCCATTTCTATCTACAGTAGGTGGAGTAGATGTAGTACCTTCATAAACATATTTAAGTTTATATGCATCTGCATAACTGTATACTACTAAACTATCTCCATCATAATCTTTTCCTCTAAAAGGAACAATATTATCACCAACAGAATCAATTACAATTCTCTTATTGACAATTGCTGTCTTCAATCTTGGTTTTGCTTTACTAACTTCTAATGTGGCAGTTAACTTTAATGTTGGATATGTTCCATTTGTAGGAATTGTTCCAAAATAACCTTCAGAAAATGAAAGAGATACACTACCAGCAGTTAAACCACTAGCAGAATCAACAGAAGATGTAATACTTACCTGATCAGAAGTAAGATATATTACATCACCTTTAGCAATATCAGGAGCATCACCTGGATTTAAAATTGTTACAAGGAAATTACTTTCATCAAATGAAACAAATCTTTGAGTTCCAAAAGGCAATTGGGCAGCGAATGTAATCATTCCAGCTCCACCCGATCCATTACTAACAAAATCTCTTCTTAAGAAATATGATATCTTAGAATCTTCACTATCTGCAACAATTGAACTAACCTGATTAGTTCCTGTTTTATATAAAAGAGTTCCTTGATTGAAGTTATCAATTGAAGGACGTACTCTAACTACACTACTATTACTTACAGGAGCAGGTAGTGACCTATCAAGATAAATTCTAGATTTAAGTACTCCCTCAGGTTTTGTTGCATGTTGTACTATACAACGAAGAATAGTATCTGTTGAATCAGTAAATTGAATTAAATCTCCTTGTTGTAGTACTTTTGTACTATCTCCACCAAATCCATTACATTCAAGATATTTCCTTCCCTGTTCACCACTAAAAGTAAAGTCTGTTACAGGCTTAACTTCTGAATATACTTCTTTAGTTAATTCAACATCAGAAGTAAATGTGTTTATACTACCAGAACCAAACTTAGAGAAGAAAGATTTTACATTTTGTGGTGTATAGGTTGTTACTGCATTTCTAACAAGAACAGGAGTAACAACAGCAGCACTTGGTGTTGCACTTGAACTTGGAGATTGAACAACAACTACAACAGGAGGTCTTGAATATTCAACATTAACACCTTTCCTATCTTTAATTGTCACACTAGTGATAGTTCCACCAACTGCTTCTATAGGTAATGAAATTTTAGAATCATCATAATCAACACCATCTATTCTAAGAAAACTTCCAGTTGAATAATTTCCACCCCTATTATTAACAATAAAGTGAGAAATAGTATTATCCTTTGCAATCTTTACTATATTATTATTCTCATCTCTAATAGTTTCTCCCGACTTAAACTGCCCAAAAAGGGTCTTAACCATAAGTGTTCTGGTACTTGTGTACTTACCAAGTGATTCTCCTTCTACAACACCATAAGCACCACTTTCAATACCATACACATAACGTCCAGGAGCAAAGTATTTTTCGTCCTTACCTTCATAATTTAAAGGACTATCTAAAATAATTTTAGTGAAGAATTGAGGATCAAAATAGGACATTCCAAATATAGTATTATAAATGGCATCTCCATTAGACTGTCTACCTTTTGAAAGAATTATATCAGTATCTGGATTAAATCCAGAACCTTTCTCGGTAAGAGTTATATTACTTGGTTTTACTGTTCCAATTACAGGAGTAAATGTTTCATTGTAATCAATAATATGTCCTAATGGTACAGGAGGTGTAGCTTCACCTTGAGCCATTGCATCCTCATGTCTCCAATATATCTCTCTTTTAGAACCAGCATCACCAGCATCATATTCTAATAGAAACTGATCTAATATATCTTTATTAGCAGTAACTGTAAGCTCTAGTACAAATGCAGATGTACTTGAATTCCATTCCTTTCTATTAACTTTTGAAAATGCAATAGGAGTAATATCTTTATATCCATTAGGAGTAGTTGTAGTACCTACTCTACTTGTAATAATAGCAATTTCTGACAATCCACCGCCAGCATAATCATTTAACCAATTTGCATCAGATAAAGCATTATACTTAGTTACTGAATCAGCATGTATTTCAATATAGATTGTTCTAACACCACTATTAGTGTCAAAGAAAGTACCTCTACGATTTGTTGTTTGTTTTGAATCTGTAGCGGATTCACTATTATTCAACCCAATTGATCCATCATTAAAAAGAGAAGAAAGAAATATATTAGGATAAGCACTTAACTCAGAACCTTCTGCATTAAGAGGTATTGTATTATAAGTGTTGGTAATCTTATAGGTTGGTAACCCAGATGTCTTTAAACGAATATCTTCTCTATTAAGTGTCTCTCTTGCTTTATTAATAGGAAGATATTTTGTTTCCTTATTAACAATCTCATAACCTTTAATATAAGCTTTACCTGGTCCAACACTAGCTAATAACTTATCTTCTGCTTCTGTTGTGGTAAATCCATTAACTTGTCCAAACTCGTCTACTGGATATACACCAAGATTGCCATTCTTTTGATAGTACTCCCTAACATCTAAAGAGAAATTATCAACAACATAATCACCAGACTCATCAAAAGTTCTTCTTGCTAAAGTCTGCTCAAGAAGAGAGTAGTCTGTTTGTACTACTTGTGATTGTACAGCACCTCTTCTAACAGTAAGCAACTGAATGAAATTCTTATCTGTGATCTCACCAAGATCGTATTTAACTATAGTGAGTTCAATTTTTAATCTATGTGATCCTGGAGAAGAGAAATTACTAGATCCAATTGCATTATCATATAGAGTAGTATCTTCTTCAGGAGTAATAAGACTCTCATCTATTTTAAAACCAACCTTTGCTGATGGTTTATCATAATAATCATCAATAACAAGTAACTGAGACTTATTCTTTACAAAATATCCATTAACAAAGTAAATACCTTCTTCTACCTGAACAGCAGAAGCATATCCCATAGCAGTGCTCTCTAGGGACGCTGATACACCTGTGTCAGGATCAGTAATAGAAATACTAGTAGGAAGTACGCTTCCATCGGTTCCAACCACTAGGAGTGGTGTATTAACGCCATCTACGACCTCTAAGGTCTCACCTTGTCGGAATGTCTCCTCATTACCTGCATCACCACTATTTGTATAGTTTACATAAACAACATCTGATGATATATCTGTAGCATACTTAGTAGAAACTACTGTACCAATAACACCAGATGTTAAACCTTTTAATTTATGCCCCTTTAAAGCTTCAATATCATACTTCTTATAAACAACTTTTCCATCTTGGTTTATAGGAATCTCTGATACAGAAGATAACTTAACATAAGATAATTTGGTATTAAGACCTACCTCACCAGGAATAACTAATTCACCCTGTTTGAAGGAATATTTTCCAAATTGCTCAATCTGATTCTGAAGAATAGACTGTAACTGGGTTAACTCTCTCGCTTGGATTGAATATCCAGGGCGAAAGAGCACCTTGTAGAAGTTCTTATCCTGGTCAAAATCATCGTAGTATGGAGCTACGTTTAGGTTCGTCTTCTGAGGCATCTCACGTTTGTTCTAACTTTGGATTGATTAGAATTCAATTACTAGCTTAATGTCCTCAATCTGATCGGGAGCTCTAGTAATTAATCTTCTGTTCTCTATGTATACGATATCTCCAGAGTTAGGTTCAATCTCAGGGGTTGATAAACCTCCAGTAAATGAAACATCCAATAGTCCAACTTGCTGTGATGTATCAACAGTGCCAGAAGCAGTTGATGTTCCTCCAACAACTGCATTAGCAGCATTGGATTCAAATGCAAGTACTTTACCACCATCAGTATGAAGTTGAGGTGATTGGAAATATTTCAAAATACCATTAGTAGAATCCCAAGAAACTACAGTACCTTTCGCAGTACCACCTGTAACAGTTTGGGTAATCGTCTCATCAGCAACATAATCAGCAGTAGCACCATTCAATTTAACAGCACTTGTTCCACGTAATGTTGGATCAGTAGCAACATTATTTGTTCCATAATCTAATGGATCTTGAATAATTCCGATTCTACGGAAATCATTATCTACAGGGAAGTCTCCAGAACCTTCAGCATAAGTTAGACGAATATTCGTCATAACTCTCTTAGCAAATAGTTCTGCTTCAGCATTAGAACCATGACCACCTTCAGGTGAAATAATTAATTCAAATCCACCTACAGCAGTAAATGCACTACCATAAGCACTTGTAAGTCCAGCATCAGTGAATACTGTTGCTTGGGATAGTATAACACTAGCATAAGTGTATCCAGAACCTGGAGCTTCAATTTCTACACTTGATATACCACCACCAGCAGTAGTTACAAATTTAACTATACCACCAGTACCATCACCAACGATTGATGTATATAATGTCTCATCAGCTGGTAATCCAGTAGTTCCTTGTGCATTATCCAATACAACATGAACACCACCATCAACTGCAAGTGCTTCAGCAGCTACCCTAGATGCTTCTCCAGAAGCAGCAATAGGCATAAAGTCTGTAGATAGGAATGCAAGTACATCGCCTGTTGTAAGGGTGTACATGTGCTTCCAGACGTATCCACCTGTACCAGCAGGTTCAGTGTATACACCATTAGCAAATGTTCCTTGTCCACCACTAGGTGATGACTTTGGTTCATATGTTACATTCTGTCCAGTTGGATTAGCAGCATTCTCACCATTGTATAGGCACTTGAATACTTCATACTCTCCATTCATCACATAGAACTTAGATCCAGGTAATGAAGTATCATTAAGAGCAGTCTGTACACCAATAGTACCTCCACCACCAGCAGTAGGTGCGTAATTAGGACGGTACATGTCAAACTTTGGATTCAGCGATGTACTCCAATTGTAACGAGGAACAACAAGACGAGCAAAGGAAGAGGTAATTCTTTTGGCAGCGATTAACTCTTGATATACAGTCTGCTTCTCTGATTGGTTATCAATTGGTGCAGGAGGAATTTCTTCCGTAGCATATCTGTAAGATCCAGAGAAAGCAGTAGCACCTGAAGTTCCACCAGTAACACTAGTTTTAAATGTAGGTGTAGTAAGTGCTGTAGGACCAATATTCTTCAACAATAAACTGTTAGCAAGAACACCTCCATCAGCAACTACTCCAGTTCCACCCGAACCAAAAGTAACTGTCTCACCTACTTGGAAAGTTCCGCTTATGTTAAAGAGTTCTAAGTGTGCGTCCCATTTATTTGAGCGTCCCACAAAGAAATACATATGTGTCTTCTCAGCTTCACTGAGAGATTCTAAGAATTGCTTCGCATTGAAGATTCTAAATTTTTCTGAAATAATAGCTGCCATTGTTCGCTGTGCCTTGGTTTATAGTAAGCCGAATCAAGTTTATTTATAACTTATTTATAGTGCGTTTCTAATATGGGTTCCAATGAGATGCTCTTCAATAGGAGAATTGTTCGCACCACGTGTACAACCCAAGAAACGATCACTCAATTTGCTTGTGTATGAAATTTGTTCTCTACCAATTAAAATAGTTCCTGATGATGCAAAATTGGTAGTATTTGCATAAACAGTTTCATTAGTTGCATTGTATCCACTACCATTTGCATCAGTCAAATCAGCAGTGTCTAATATAGTCAAATAATGATTTATAGATGGATAACCAACATTGAATAGGTATGCATTATCAGCAACCATAGTATTTGCATTATCTTCAAATTCCTGTAGTTGCAAATCAAATCCTTCCCACTCTTGAATAGTATATGCGGAAACACTGTATCCTGCGTTGGATACAATATCACCAGTGCTCATGAATTTAGCACCCTCCCACTGTAAGAATCTTGGACCTAATGTTCCTTGATGATAAGGTGTCTTATAATCAATTCTTCTTAAATCAACAAATCCAGCATTATACCATTTAACTTTTTCTGATGGACCAATAGGATCTAAACCACCTATATCTGTACATACACCATTCAATTTGTATTGACCTATAGGGCATTCACCATCATCAACTATCCTTCTTCCAATTGGATCTATGTAAACAAATGGCTTACGGCATTGTACCTTATGACCAAGCTCAATAATACTGGTTCCTTGGAATCCTAATTGAATTGTAGGATTGCTAACTGAAGCATAAGAAGCACCATGCCATATAAGTCTGGACTGTATTAAAGGTATTGGAGATAGATCAATCTTCTTCTGTAGAATAAGAGTAATCTTCTGTTTAGCTCCATCTGGTGTAGTGATCTTCATATCAAGATCAAGTTGACCTGGACCTAATTCAACTCTCTTCTCCCAACTAAATTCTGAGCTAATAGTAACAGGAGATGGTTTGATTAGATCTGATTTGATTAAAAGTGTAAGCAGACTATCAATCTTCCTACCACGTTGTTTAATAATATCATATTGTCTTGCTGTTACAACAAGAGGTGCTTTAGTATATCCAGAACCAGATGCAGTTAATACTACATCAACTACATTACCATCAGAAACAACTACTTCAGCTGTAGCACCTCCACCCTGTTGATCTACAGGAATGAAATGTAATA